CCCCGCGCCAGAACTAACGGCGTCGCCGATGTAAAACCCCTGACGAGTCCGTGAGAGCCGGACGAAACGCCGCGAGGCGTCGGGTTCAAAAAGCACAGAGGACACACCCATGCAAACGCAAGCAGTAAATACAAACTTCGGCGGACAGGTACTTAGCCGAGCATCCACAGAGTGGAGCCGCCGCCCAGACGACGAGCGCTTCACCAGCCTGCTAGACCTGCAGGAACACACGACACGCATACGGGACGCGTCAACCGGTGTAACGGCGTTGGCGAAACAGATCCGCCACCAGAACGAACGGATCGAACTGGAGCGCGAGGGCGGCCGGATTCTGGCCCTTGCAGCATGAAAGCATGGCACCTGCTGACCGCTGCCGCGCTCGCACTGACTGGCGCAGTAGCCATGGGACAAACGCGCGCGGCCTGTGCCGCGCTCGCTTGCGCGATCGGCGCAACAATCTGTAGGAGACTGGACAAATGATAATCGAACGCACCAGCCCCGTGACCGGAGCCAAGAACCGCATGGACCTGCCGGTAACCGCAGAACAATTACAGGCATGGCGGAGCGGGACCCTGATCCAACAGGCAATGCCGCACTTATCGCCAGACGAACGCGAATTCCTAATGACTGGAATTCACGGGGACGACTGGGCCAGATTGTGGGCTGCAGGAGAATAAGATGGGACAGGGACCGGCATCCGCCGGTCCCGACCCACTCCGTGGCTCAAGACCGTTTCGGATCACGCTATCGCGTGAAGAGAAAAAGGTGCGCTCACGCGCACTTGCTACGTCGAGAGCTTCGCTCTCGACGGTCGCTTCGCTCCGGACCAAGACCAAGACCAAGACGAGGCACTGGCATCGCACGACAACGCAGGTTAATTGACCGTTTTTTAAACTTAAGCATTCTAATCAAGGAAAAGTAGACCATGAACATTCCTAACGGCGCTGTAATTTATCGTGGTCCGTCACAATTAGACGGGCTTCCCATTGTTGTAATTGCAATAGGTCTAAATCAAAAGAGCGCTAATCGAAAAACCGGAAATATGATTCAGACTTATATTCTTTGTGACGATATCGACCCCGTAGCGGCGGTTAAAGTAGGCGCGGATATTTCAATCTGCGGAAATTGCAGACATCGTGGTCAGATTAAAGACCATAAGAACGTGGGGCGCACCTGTTACGTAAACTTAGGACAAGGTCCGTTGATTGTTTTTCGTGCATTCCAAAGAAGCCTGTATCCGTACATCGGGGACAGTAACGCCAAGATTGCGGAGATATCGCGCGAGCGACTAGTGCGAATCGGAACGTACGGAGACCCCGCTGCAGTTCCTTTGTATGTCTGGCGTAGTTTGACGCAACACGCCGTGGGCCATACAGGATACACGCATCAGTGGAAGGATCGCCCAGAGCTTGCAAAGTATTGCATGGCAAGCGCAGATACAGAATCAGATGGAATCGACGCTAGGTTAGCGGGCTGGCGTACTTTCCGGGTAGTTATGCCCGGACAGGTAGAGCGCATGACCGGCGAGGCGGTATGTCCTGCTAGTAAAGAGGCTGGGAAGAAATTAACTTGTGATAAGTGTCTGGCATGCGACGGCACGACAAGCAATCGTCGTGGGTCTATTGTGATTCAGGCCCACGGCGGGACTGCAGTTATGGCTAACGTGAACAAGGCTGGATGATTTACAACCACCTAGCGGATCAATTTGGGTTCGCTAGGATTCTCTTAAACCTTTAAATTCAGGGTAAAACCATGAGAGACAATAGGCCGGAGTATCCCCCAGAATGGGATGAGCCTGACGAACTACCGGAAATAGAATTGGATTTAGAAGACCCGCAGGATGAACCAACAGATGACGAAATAGAAGCGGCACTGAATGACTACGAACGAATGCTGCAGGAGCGCTGAGAATGAATCTCAGAGAAGCGGAAATTAAAATCTACCTGATACAGGCAGAAGCGGACGGTTGGCGCGGGCCGGACTATCCAGCGGAACTGGACGAACTGCTAGACGACGCGCAACGCTGGCGGCGCCGCTGGGGGCCGGACCCACTGGCATCAAACGACAACGCAGGCCCGCCATGACTCCGGAGGGCAAAGTAAAGGCCAAGGTGAAGGGGATCCTGAAATCCGCGAAATCTTACTATGCCATGCCAATTGGGGCGGGGTTCGGCAACGCTGGGGTTCCTGACTTTTTAGTTTGTTTTGATGGTTGCTTTATAGCAATAGAGTGCAAGGCGAACGGGGGCAAGGTCACGGCGTTACAGAAAAAGAACCTAGAAGAGATCGAGGATTGCGGTGGGTTCTCATGGGTGATTGATGAGACCAACGTGGATCAATTGGCAAGTCGTTTGGAAGGACTTAGAATCAAATGAAAAATACAAAGGACGAAGTATCTAAATGGGACGAAGCTAAATTTGCGCCCACCAACAAAGACACTATCAATCCTGACCACTACAAAATGGGCGGCGTGGAAGTCATTGACGCTATCGAAGCGTGGGACTTGAACTTTAGGTTGTCTAATGTTGTTAAGTACGTTGCCCGTGCGGGCAAGAAGTCTACTAGTCCTCTTGAGGATCTGAAGAAGGCGCAATGGTATCTAAACAGGGAAATTAGCAAGGTGCAGTCATGAGCAACGAGAGAGAAATCTATACCCCGCCTACAAGGCAGTTTGTAACAGACGAAGAAACTGCGGCGCTGTTTGCGAAACTGGAGGCTGCGATAGATTTGATGGGGGCCAAGTGGCTGCTGCACAAAGACAGCGAGATTAAGAAAAAGGTATAGGCATATGAAAACCATAGAACAACTGGAAGCCAATCTCGCCGCTGCGAAGGAGGCGTTGGATGCTGCGTTGGATGCTGCGTGGGATGAGTGGGATGCTGCGTTGGATGCTGCGCGGGATGCGCTGGAGGCTGCGCGAGAGGCGCTTGAGAAAGCCAAAAAGGTGAAGCCGTGAAAACCAAAGAACAGTTGGAAGCCAATCTCGCCGCTGCGAAGGAGGCGTTGGGGGCCGCTGAGGACGCGTGGGCTGCTGCGGATGCTGCGCGGGATGCTGCGTGGGACGCGTGGGCTGTTGCGGATGCTGCGCGGGCTGCGCGGGATGCTGCGTGGGTTGCTGCGCGGGCTGCGCGGGCTGCGTGGAGGACTGCGCGGGATGCGCTGGAGGCTGCGCGAGAGGCGCTTGAGAAAGCCAAAAAGGTGGAACCGTGAAAACCAAAGAACAGTTGGAAGCCAATCTCGCCGCTGCGGAGTCTGCGCTAGAGTCTGCGCGGGAGACTGCAAATGCTGCGGAGGTTGCTGCGGAGACTACGCGGGAGACTGCGTGGGATGCGTGGGTTGCGCGGACTGCTGCGCGGGATGCGTGGGATGCTGCGCGGGATGCTGCGCGGGATGCGTGGGATGCTGCGCGGGATGCTGCGCGGGATGCGTGGGAGGCTGCGCTGGATGCGTGGGATGCGTGGGATGCTGCGCGGGATGCGCTGGAGGCTGCGCGAGAGGCGCTTGAGAAAGCCAAAAAGGTGGAACCGTGAAATCCATATCTAAGCTTGAGTCCGATCTTGCAGCCGCACTAGCTACGTGGGTTACAGGTGAAACTGGGTGGGAAGCCGTGCGGGCTGCGCGGGATGCTGCGCGGGCTTCGCGGGCTGCATGCGATACGCCGCATGAGTGGGATGTTGCGTGGGCCAAATTGATTTCGGCTAGAAAGAAACGTGTAAAAAACGGAGATAAAAATGAAAAAGCCTAAGCCTGCGACTCCCAGCGAAATTCAAATCGCCGTGTGTGATAAAGGCTTTGTGTACGTGGGGCGCTGCGCTCGTGACGGCGACATGCTTATCATAAGCAACGCCAATAACATTCGCTATTGGGGTACATCTAAGGGACTCGGGGAGTTAGTCAACGGCCCCCTCGCGGGTACTAAGCTTGATCCAGTCGGAACGGTTCGCGTCCCGATACACGCCCTTATCTTGTTGATCGACGTAGTGAGTAGCAAATGGAACATCTAATCCTTGAAGGAGACGGCGACGGTTCTGGCTCTGGCTACGGAGACGGCTTTGGCTCGGGCTATGGCTATGGCTGCAACTCTGGCTGTGCTTACAGTTGGGGCGACGGCTACGGCTGCGGCTACGGCTATGGCGATTCTAACGGCGGCGGCTGTGGCGCTGGCTACGGCAATTATAGCGGCGGCGGCGGGGGGAGATAGTGTGATGTTTGGAGAGGCTAAAAAAATTACAGGAACGTGGAAAAGCAGGATTCGCATCGTTTACTGCCCTACTTGGTTCTTAGGAGTTCACTGTTGGTACGAACCCGTAGCCGGATACACAAGGCACATCATGATTTTAGTTATTCCGTTAATAGGTATAGAGGTAGTGCTGTCATGACCTCCGCACGAGGAGACAAGAAGTACAGCGCCTACCGGATGCCTACACACGAAGAATGGGCGCGTGACTATGACGCCCTCCGCACCCGCTGCGAGGCGCTGGAAGCCCGTAACGAGCAGTACAAGCGGGCGCTTGAGGTTCTTTTTGGGAATACCGAAGGCGACCTTGACTATATCAAGTGGTACATCACTGAAAAGGTGCTGACCATTGAGGCGCGATCCGCCCTCGCAGCGCGGGAGGTGCCCAATGCGTGAGAAATACGGATCAGACATGCCAACGTGCAAGCACGGCATGGCGACGTTTCAGCGTTGCATCGACTGCGAGAACGAAGGCAAGGATTTTGTCCCCATGACCACCGAACCGAAGCACGGCTTGAAGCGGTACGTACAGACCCGCAACCGCGATGGCGACGTTGTGCTCACTGAGGACAAAGGGCAGAACTTCCTTGAATGGCCGCGCTACGTCCTCGCCTCCGAAGCCGACGCCCTCATAGCCGCCAAGGACGCGGAGATTGCGGGGTTGAGGGAGGACAAGGCGCGCATGGATTGGATTGAAGAAAACGCTATGGGTATCAGGATTGACGGGAAATTAGCCACCTGTGTCGGTGAAGTTATGCCAGATCGGGACGGCATAGACGCTGCCCGCAGCAAGCAGGAGAAGCGCGATGAGTGAGGATGTATCCACGCGCCTGTACGTCTGCAAGGAGTGCGGCCATGTCACTGGGCCGGGAATCGAAGTTTGCCCTGACTGCCGTGAGGTAGTTATTGAGCCGCATGAGCGAGACGACAGCCCTTATTGCGACTGCGGCGCTATTCCAGATGACAATGAACTGGACTTCAACCGCTGTTCTTGCTGCGGAAAGAGGATCGAATGATTAAACGATACGTACAGACCCGCAACCGCGATGGCGACGTTGTGCTCACTGAGGACAAAGGGCAGAACTTCCTTGAATGGCCGCGCTACGTCCTCGCCTCCGACTTCGACAGCGCCGTCGCCGCGCTGAAAGAAGAACTGGAATATTTGCACCGCGCCCATGATGTCACGCTGTGTAGCGTGGAGGACTCGAGGTTGCAGAGGGATGACCTGCATGACGAAGTAGAGAAGTTGCGTCAGGCGGTGCTTGATGAGCGCGAGGCTTGTGCGAGGGTGTGTGAAGAGTTGAGGGACGAATACCTTGAAAATGACACCACCATCGACGCAGATGATTTTCCTTGGGATGCCCTTTGGAAAGGTGCTATCGCCATCCGCGCACGAGGAGAAAACCCATGAAGATTACTTGCTCAGTTAATAGTGCGTCCGTAGAGATGAACCGTATCCACATAGATGAATTCAAAAAACTAGACGACACCATAAAAGGAATGCCGATCTTTTGGGCGATAGACAAAGAAGGCCGCGTTTTGTTTTGGCCGAATCCAAGTGATGAAGTATTAATGAACGCCGAGATCCGCGCACGAGGAGACAAGTAATGCACAGTTACGTGCAGATAACTCATAACCTGAACCCCGGTGATACCGTGCGTATCCCGGGCAAGAGGAAGACGGCAAAGGTTGCCGCGCTGGATCCTATCCAGCATTGGCCTAACCAAGTCATACTGGATAAGCCGCTGGGTGGCTGGAAGCATTGGGAAGCAACAGAATTGGAGAAGATCGATGAAGTACCAAAACAACGACGATGACGACAACATGATTTACGCAAGCGATGTGCCCAAGACCGATCTATGGCACGAGCTTAACAAGCTGCGAGATCGTGTGCGTGAATTAGAACATGAGATTACCAAACTGAAGAGCGATGAATAGCGAAGCACTTAATCTTGCGTTTGCACGACTGCGGTATGGGCATTACCGTGAGGCATGGAAGACATACGAGCGCGAGTGGGGTCCGTTAGGGCATCGCAAAACGATGCTGTGTCACGGAGACGACGTGAGCGGCAAGACTGTGTACTTGTATAATTAGCGTTGATACGAGTATGCTTCACTTGGCAGCGGCGCTGGGCCGACCAGTGTGGGCGTTGATACCGGCACGACCAGACTGGCGATGGCACCTGCGGCGCACTGACTCTCCGTGGTATCCAACAGTGAAGCTGTACCGGCAAGAGGCAGACGGCGATTGGAGTAGCGCGCTTGCGTATATTAAATCAACCATAAAGGCGATCTTGTGAGCATCATTACACTGGACTTCGAGACTTACTACGACAAGGACTATTCCCTGTCGAAGATGACAACCGAGGAGTACATCAACGATCCGCGCTTTGAAGTTATAGGCGTGGGGATCAAGTGGGACGACAACCATACGAAATGGCTTGCAGCAGGGACGGAAGAGTTCAACGACGAGATGGAAGAACTGCAAGTAGTCGCATCCGACTGTGCAATCATCTGCCACAACACTATGTTCGATGGTGCGATCCTTGCGTGGAAGTTCAATATCAAGCCGGGGTTCTGGTTCGATACGCTGAGCATGGCGCGGGCGTTGCACAGCGTCGAGGTGGGCGGTAGCCTCAAGGCACTGGCATCGCATTACGGCATAGGAGCAAAAGGTGATGAGGTTATTGCCGCTCTTGGAAAACGTAGGGCTGATTTTTCTGTTGATGATCTTATTCGTTATGGGAATTATTGCCGTAACGATGTTGATCTTACTTATAAGCTCTTTGAGAAACTAGGGAACAACTTCCCAGACGATGAATTCAAGCTCATAGATATGACCTTGCGTATGTATCTTGAGCCAGTCCTGATGGTTGATGATGCGTTGCTGATAGATCGTTTGGCTGAGATACGCGCAGACAAGCAAGCGCTCTTGGGCACACTCAAGGACAAACTGGAAGCCGCAGATGAAGAAGAAGTACGCGCCAAGCTATCAAGTAATAAACAGTTTGCTGAGATACTTAGGTTATGGGGTATCGATGCTCCGAAAAAACTTAGCCCTACGACAGGCAAGGAAACGCTTGCTCTGGCGAAAACAGATGAGGGCTTCATTGCACTACAGGAACACCCGGATCCGGTAGTACAGCAGCTGTGTGCAGTACGTCTGGGTACTAAATCAACTATCGAGGAGAGCCGTGTTGAACGCTTTATCGGTATTGGCAAGAGGAATCGTGGTCGTCTTCCTGTTCCTCTTAGGTATTATGGTGCTCATACTGGTCGCTGGAGTGGTCAGGATTCTATTAACTTCCAGAATCTTCCATCCCGGGATAAGAAAAAGAAAACGCTCAAGAACTCCGTGGTTCCCCCGCCGGGACACGTGATTATAAATTCAGACTCTAGCCAGATTGAGGCGCGTGTACTTGCATGGCTTGCGGGTCAGCAGGACGTAGTGGATCAGTTTGCCAGCGGTGAGGATGTTTACTCTACGTTCGCTACCAAGATCTATAACAAGAAGATCAGCAAAGAGACTCCAATCGAACGGTTCGTGGGCAAGACTTGTATTGCCGAGGGGTCTCTCATACTATGCGAGTCTGGGTGGAAACGGATTGAAACCGTAACCACAGAGGATCGTGTATGGGACGGAGAGGAGTGGGTATGCCACAGCGGCGTAGTGTTGAACGGCACGAAAGAAACATTGCAGATACACGGACTTTGGTTGACGCCGGATCACCAAGTGTGGTCAGGGATATGGCATCGAGCGGACTACCTACTACAAGACGCCGATACCCTCTCCCGAGCATTGGACATCGCAGCGGCAAACTATCCGTTACAGGCTATTTGGTTGGCCCCCGAGGAGTCAGGGCACTTATCGTCCGTTGCGACTGCAACGCCGTTGAGTACACGGTTGACCACCACAACTTTAAGAATTTTAGATCAACTCGTTGCAATTTATGTGCGAAGCAAGCAGCGAGCCAGAAACGCTATTGGGTCTATTTTGCAG